CAGCTTCGAGTTCTGTAGTTCCTGAAAGTGCCATGGTTTACAACTTATGTGATAATGTTTTATGTTTAGTTCTTTTAAAAATTCTACTGTGTCATTTGATTTTGCAATACAATGTTCAGCAGAATCATAAAATTCTTGTATGAGTGAACATTGTGGAAGTTGAGTTTCTTTATCAACAACACAAATAAACCCAATAAGAATAAATATTGATTTCATAACTTACTAGCAAAGGGGAGTTTATTTGCTCCCCTCTACTCTTTAATTATTAGGCAGTTTGAATTTCAACTGCTGCTTCAGGTCTTAGGATACCGTGTCCTAATGCCATCTTAGCAACCATTAAAGTTCCTTGTCTGCGGATGTCATATTCTGACTCCATAGCTAAGTCCATAAGCTTAACTGTGCCGATAGCACTCTTATGGAAAACCACTGCGGCTGTGTTTGAGAAGTCACCGTTGTATGTATTGTTCTCACCAGTAGATGAAGCACCTGACTGGTCTGTAAAAGCAGAAACGGCTGTGTTTGATTTCACAATGTTAATGCCTGCTACTTTAAGAACTGTACCTTCTGCATATACACCATTGGCTCCGCCAAAATCTCTATTTAAAACTTTGTCGTTTTCTACAATGTTGTAATAAGTTGCAGGTGGTACTACACAAAACCTGTCTGTCTCAGGTACATCTTTCTCATCTAAAGCTTGAGCAGCATCAAAGATTGATGTGATTAATGAAGCAGCATTTGTTTTAGCATCTGCATCTGTAATCACTTCACCACCATTTTCACCATTAACAGTTGTAGTTGCTTGCGCTGCTAAAATTGATAATTGTAATAAGTGTTGGTCTACTGTTCTTGCAAGTGCATTACCCATTTCATTTGAGTAAATGCTTCTTACATCATAGTGATTTTTCGCTTCATCTAATTGAGCGATAAATGAGTCTGAAATGAGAAGGTCATCTATAGTGATTACTCTCTCGTTATGTTTGATGACGGAACCGTTAATCTCGTTTCCAGGGGTGTGATAGGCTGCTGTTGTCTTACCGACTGCAGGGAATTGTGCTGATTTTCCTTGAGAAATTGTTCTCACGGAAGTCATTCCAAGCATTTTATTTTGCCTTGCAAATGCAGCTAACACCTCAGAACTGAAAACTTTGAGAAACAGAGCATTATCGTCACCACTATTATCTGCTTTACCTAAAAAGCTGACTGTTGCGTTTGACATATTATTGTCTCCTTATTTGTTTTAGTTGTTGTTGTTTAACTACACCTACTTAAATCACGCTGAAGTTGTCGCCCGCAGGCGGCTAAAGTTAATTCTTTTGGTGTAACACCTCTCTAGTGAGAGATGGTGTTTATCCTGGGAGTTTGGTCCCTAATCTCCATGAGCGCATGGCCCAATACACTGGAGATAAATTCTTTTGTCCTTGTACTTTTTTTAAAGTGGCACCATGACGTGCCATAAATGATTTTCTATTTTTGGGATTATCTCTTTTGATAGACATATTAGGGTCACCAAAAGAAACCTTTTTGATTTTATCGTTACTCTTGTCTCTAACATAAACCATATACTTTTTGTTAGAGTTAGGGTTCCTCATAATTTTATTAAGAGGTTTACCTTCGTTAGACATTATTTCTTTTTCTTATCTTTCCAATTATTTTTCATTGCCTTATAGGCACTTTTAGAAATGGTAGAATTTTTCTTGCTTCTACTAATACCTAGTTTTTTTCTTCTATTAATATTTTCTACTAATGACATTTTTAAGCCTTCTTTATTTTTAATTTGTTTCTACGTGCTGCAGCAATAACATCACCTCTAGTGACTTTGTTTTTATCACCGTACATTGCAGCTAGTTTTTTGTTCTTATCGTGTTTTCCATAGTGTCCTGGCATATTATTTCTTTGGCTTTGGTTTTCGTTTAGTTCCGTAACCCATAGCTACTCCTTTTTTAATTTACCTGCTACTTTCTCTGCACTACGTCCTACTGTGTAGCCACCTACACCAATAGTCAGTAAAGTCCATAAAGCATCAGGAAGTTCTAGTAATATTCCCCATCCAAAAAATGCATTGGCATAAGGAACTAATAAATAGTTGTTAGCTATAATCATAACCACTACTAACATTAATAATGGTCTCCAGTTTCTAGCTAACCAACTTTCACTTTTAGCTTCTGCTAAAATGATGTTTGCAGCAGTGGAGAGTTCTTTCATCTCCCCTGCCATAACTTGTTGTTGAATGTTTGATTTTATTTTTTCACGCTCCTCTTTACTATCAATGGCTTTATCTACAGTTTTAAATAAAGCACCAATAATGGGAGAAGCAGCGCCTAATAATTGTATCATTACATTACATTTGAGCGTTTAATCTTGGCCTCTACTGTACTTCTATAGTGTGTATCGTTTTGATATTTAGGGTCATTAATAGCTTTAATAACTTCTGCTGTTGACCTAAAGACATCACTATTTTGATTTGCGTTTTGACCTTGCATTAAATTTGGTTGAATACCGAATTGTGCATCATACTGAGCACGTAAACCTTTGACTGCAAAAGTAGCAGCTTCTACGCTACCCTTTTCCATAATGTCATTAAAGTTTGATTGCTCGCTTTCAGAAAGATTTTTACCTGCCCAATCTGTTAAGGCTGTATATTTTTCTTGGCCACCTGCAGCTTGATAAATACTTTGAACGGTAGCATCTGCTAGTGCTTGTTGACCTTGGATATAGCTATCAACTAAATCTTTATTTAATCCTGAAGCAGCAAGTTTTTCATAACTGCCATCTGACAGTGTTCCATTTTCTGCATACTCATTATAATAAGGGTCTAGTGATAAACCTGTAGCTTGTTCTACTTGTTCTTGTGATGGTTGCTCTTCCGGTTGACCAGAAGACATTTTCTTTTCTAATTCTGAATAGGCACTTGCCATATCTTCTGCAGAATTAAATTTTTCAGGAAGCCAACTAGGACGCTCGGAAGCCTCAGTAGTTGTACTTTGTGATGTGGATGCTGTACTTGCTGTATTATTAAGTACATCATCATTGATTGTTACTTTATCTACCATTATTGATTTTCTCCTTGTTGAGATTGATTAACCAAGTCAGCAACCTGATTAGGGTCAATGTTTTGTGCTGCTTGTGTTAGTTGTTGTTGAGCCATTTCCTGTTGTATTTGTTCTGGTGATTTAATTAAACCATCAGGGTCAATACCTTCTGAAGTTGCTAAACGTTTAATAGCATCAGGAATGTTCACAAACTGTTCTATAACTTGTGGACCTAATGTTTGAGCAAGAGTAGATAGGAAAGATATTAATTTATTTCTATCGTTACCTCGCCCTAATGCTTCTAAGCCAGTAATAATGGATGGTTGAACAGTATTCTTAGGTAGCTGTGGTAGCTTACCTGACTTCTCCATCATTCTGAGTTTTCGCATAATAAAAGGAAGCTGAAACTCTTGTGATAAAATGGAGTAAACACCGCCTAAAGATGACTCTAATTCGGCAGCCATCAGGCGTATTTCTTCTGCTGTTACTCTTTCTGCATCTCTTGTTACGGAAGCATTAAGTAGAAAAGCGTATTGTAATCGCCCTTCTATCTTGTTCATAGCGTCATAAGCTATTCTGAAATCTGCAAATTTATTTAACTGTAAAACAGAAACATCATTTGCGGAACCTTCTATAATTGCACCATTCGGTGACTCAGCTAACTTTCTTGCTCTTGTAGTACCGTTAGGTGATACCATAAATAAAACTTTAGATGCAGCAGCAGAGCCTTCGACAATCGCTTTCGTTAATCCTTCAAGCGACTTCAGGTCTCCAAAATATTCCTCAACAAAACCACGACCATAGTCTTCTCCATCTACTCTATTCCAACGAAGAGGTATATAGGGAGACGCATCTAACGGGAAAGTTCCTCGAGATTTAGGAACTTCTATTCCTTTTATCTCTTGGTAAACATGAAACTTATTTTTATCTCGATAAATGTGAGTGTATAAATCTACACTTTTTTCATCAGCATCTAATCTTGGTTCAATAGCTTGCTGTAATTCTGGCTCTAATGTATTTGGTGATAAACTTTCTTTTGTAATAATTTCTTTAACATTACCCATAGGGTCACGTTTACAAACAAATCTCTCTAATGAAAAAACTCTAAGACCAGTATCAGCAACATAAAGTAAAACATTACCTGCAACTATTAATTGTTTTAGTGCTTCAAAGATTGCAACTCTATCTGCTTTAATTTCTATATCAGTCATTATTGCTTTCTCTATTTGAGATAAGCCTGACTCTATTTCTGTTTTTAAGTTTTGGTCCCCTTCTAAATCTTTAATAACAAAGTCATCTATCTTCATTCTAAAGAAAGGTGCATTAGGTGGAACTAAAGCAAGTAATAGTTTAGAAGCTAGATTGTTAACTCCTCTTGCTCCTATTCCTTGATATGGTGTCGGGTATTTTGTGACATTGCTAGAAGTCTTAGGAGGTATTAAAGTAGGAAGAGTAAGTTCTGAACTGTCTCTTGCTCTTTCTAAAAATACTTCACGATTAATAGCACAAGATTGATATCGCCCTTGAGCGGTACCAACGTATTCTTCATTCATAATTAGTTAGGTATTTGTACGCCGCTGTTATTGCTAGGCATTAAGGGTATTCTGAGCATCTTTCTACCAGTCTTACGTTCTGTACTACTTGAACTTCCAGTATTACTACTAGATGAACCAGGTGCAGCAGCAGGTGAAGGAGCCGCTCTAGTATTCATTTCCCTAGGTGGCTTTGCAGGTGGTGGCGGGTCAGCAGGTTTACTACTGCCTCCTCCGAAAAAACACATTATATTATATTCTCCTCTCGTTCCTTGAGTTTTTGTTGTAAAAATTTGATAACGCTTCTCTGGCCTGATTTGTACCAAACATCTCTGTCTGACCATTGCAAATCCGCAGATTGCTCAGGAAACAAAGCATCCATAGCTTCTACGAAATTTCGTGACACATCAGGAAATTCAGCATTGCCATAGTTATCTTTAAGGTGTCGGTCTTTCTTTTTACTCACTAGCAATTTCACCTGCTATTGCGAGATAACCTGCACCATCAACATAATCATCTTGATTAAGATTACCTAATTTAGTTCTTGCTACTTTTAATAAAGCCATCATGACTGCAACATCATGAGCAGTAAACTCTACATCTTTATATGCACTCCATAGCTTAGCTATGTTGACATGATTTAAAGTTTTATCACCATGTGTTGCGTGTCTATCATCACTTACTAAGATAGAAGCTGTGTTTAAAAAGTCGTATGATTTCATGACCACCCCCATAATACAGGTTCGGCTTTTGCTAAATCATATTCACCATTTCTAAGTATTCTTGCTAACCTAGTTTGTAATAAGATTTCTTCTTCACCTAAACCTTGTTTGTTAAATTGTTTTGTTATTATTTCTTGCATAGTTTTATTATCACCAATGAAAGGTTTTAATAATTTCTCTGCAGTCTTATCACCGATAGTAGGACATCCAGGATAACCATCTGCTCTATCACCAGTTAATACTTGTTTATAGAAATTATAATCAGCAGTTGCTTCATCAATTTCTTCTATCAAACCCATAGGTTTATTATTTAGAAAGTAAACACTAGTAGGAATTGTTCTCAGGTCCTTATCATTAGTGACAATCGTTTTAGTAAAACCATCATCTGTTGTAGCTAAGATACCTAAGACATCATCTGCTTCTAATCGTGGATAGACATGCGTCTCATATTTTTCTGTCATAAATTCTTTTATGGATTGATATGTGATAGGCTTTCTACTACCTACTCTGTTTGCTTTATACGTATTAGTTAGTTCTTTTCTAAAGTTCTTTTTGTCTGATAATGCTACGACTACGTGGTCAGAAAATAATGTTTCTTTTAAACCCTCTATTAAATTATAGCATCTACTGACACTCTCTTCTGCTGATGCGTGTAGCGTCCATAAATCATCATCCCACTTAGTAGCTTGTTCACAAGCAGCGGCAATGGTAAATGCAACAATATCGCCATCAATTAACAGTTTTCTCTCTTTTGCTTTTAAAGACATTTGTGTTTCTCCTGTTCAATTAGTGTTGTTAGTTTGGATTGGAATAGTAATTCCGTTATGTAATTCGACATTGCATTAACAATGTCTTCTTCTGTGCTGTTGTTAGATAAGTTATTGTACCAATAACAAACATGTAGAAGTTCGTGTATCAGGATATTAATAAGAGTAGCGCCACCTCTTTTGACTACATCTTCACTGATAAAAATTTTTCTTAAGTTGGCATGAAAGCTACCTTCTTCTCTACAGATATCGTAAGCTAAATGGGTAGGAAGTATTTCAATATCTATAGTTTCAAATCCAATCTTAAATGACTTTGGAAATTTCATAGATTATATCTTTAAATGGTATCAAGACTCCTTTGGTTCGCCATCCATCACCTACCATTTTGTAATTGTGTTTATATTTACGAACTAACTTTTTAAGGTCTTTGGTTTTAAAAATAATAGAGAAGTATTGCTTGTCCCCTTTAGTAAAAGTTTGCACCCAAGTAGTTGATTTAGTAACCATAATTCCTGAGGGTTTATCATCACGTGCTACTTCTATTAAGATGTTGCCTGTCTTGTCCCACCAATCTCGTTCAGCTTTTATTTCTATTTTTGCTAAAGGATGATTGATTGCCTTCATAAATTCTTTCTCATGATGCTCCCCATGTTTGAGGTCTGCATCCCAATTAGAATTTTTATTCCATTTTTTTAATGTGTCTCGGACCATGATTGGCCCACCTTGTATTCACCATCAAGGGGGCAGTTGAAGTTGTAGATAAACTTAGACTCTTTAATTGCTTTAATAGCAGCCTGTCCTAATTTATTCGCAAGTTCTTCTTTGACTTGGAATTGCATTTCATCATGCACATGTGCAACCATGTTTACTTTGTCTTGCCATTGTTCCCAGTCAATACGTGAATGAAGTAAGATGGTACTTGTCTTAACCAAAATACTTCCACAACTCTGCAGTAAGAAAT